CGCAAGAGCATTTGAAAAATTCCTTTAAGGAGCAGTAATCATGGCAACTTATACAACGCAAACCGCGATTGGTCAGCGCGAAGATTTGACCGACATCATCTATAACATCTCGCCTACCGACACTCCGTTCATGTCGTCGATTGGCAAGACCAAAGCTACGGCTGTCTACCATGAGTGGCAGACTGACTCGCTGGCTGCTGCAACGACTGCTAACGCTGCTGTTGAAGGCGCTGATGCATCGTCGGCAACCCTGTCGCCTACCGTTCGTCTGGGTAACTATGCTCAGATCATCCAAAAGACCGTCCAAGTGTCGGGTACTCTGGATGCAGTGAACAAGGCAGGTCGTAAGTCGGAAAAGGCTTACCAACTGGCTAAGGCTTCGGCTGAACTGAAGCGCGATCTGGAAACCATCCTGCTGGCTAATCAAGGCCGTTCGGCTGGTTCTTCGACCATCGCTCGTAAGCTTGGCTCGATGCTGTCGTGGGTTAAGACCAACTACGACAAGGCTTCGGATGGCTCGAATCCGGCAACTATCGGCGTTTCGACTCGTACTGACGGTACTCAGCGTACCTTCACCGAGACTCTGCTGAAGTCGGTTGTGGCTCAGGTTTATGCTTCGGGTGGCGCTCCTAAGATTCTGATGGTTGGCGCAACTGGTAAGCAGAAGGTTTCGTCGTTTGCTGGTATCGCTGCTCAGCGTTACATGGCTCCGTCGAACACTCCGACCACGATCATCGGCGCTGCTGATGTTTATATGTCGGACTTTGGCACGATGTCGGTTGTTCCTAACCGCTTCATGCGCGTTCGTGACGCTCTGGTAATCGATCCAGAATACGCAGCACTGGCTTACCTGCGTCCGTTCCAGACCAATGATCTGGCTAAGACCGGCGACAGCGAGAACACTCAGATTCTGGCTGAAGTAACTCTGGAAGTTAAGAACGAGGCAGCACACGGTATCATCGCCGACCTCGATATGTCGCTGTAATTAAGTAGCAAATAGCCCCTGCCTAACGGTGGGGGCTACCTACAAAGGATTTAAATGAGTACTCCGATACGGACTCAAACAGCATATGCAGACGGTGACGGTGGTTTAGTCATCGAAACAAAACAGGACGTTAGCGATATTGTAGAAGCTAACAAACAGCAATTGTTCTTTGACCAACAAAGGACAGGCGGTCTAAATGAAGTCCATCATGTAGCAAGAATTCCATTTACGGTTATTGACGATCTTAACCATAAAGGGATAATGAAGGGCTTTCAGATTATTGATGATGCCAAATTTGCTAGTTGGTTGAACGATCCTGAAAATGCTGCTTGGAAAACCTATCGGGGAACTATATGAGAGTTGGAGTTTGCGTACCTTGTCGCGATGAAGTTCATACTGGCTTTGCTTTCGACTTTGCAAAGATGGCAGCACACGATGCTTCCGTTCGTTGTAAAGACGGTAATGGTGGACTAAACCTTTACACAATGCCGGGAACGCTGATTTTCGATCAAAGGGAAAAGTTAGCACAAGTTGCTTTTGACGAAGGTTGTGACGCAGTGCTGTTTATCGACAGCGATATGCGATTCCCACCTGACTTGATTACAATTATGCTAAGTCGTGAAGTTCCTATTGTTGGCGTAAATGCCACCACTCGTCGTAAGCCAGTAACGCCTACTGCAAAGATCATGACTAAGTTCATGGATGGCGATACGTTAGTACACAAGTGGGAGAACATTGACTCTCGTGGCAAGGAAGGAATTGAGCCTGTTACCGCTGTTGGATTTGGTGCTGTGCTAATTCGTCGAGAAGTATTTGAAAAGACCGGAAAGCCGTGGTTCGATGCTGGATGGGGGCCTAATGGCGTTTGTGGTGAGGATGTGTACTTCTGCGTTAAAGCTGGTTCTGAAGGCTTCCAGACGTATGTAGACCATGAATTGTCCATGCATATCAGGCACATTGGCACTTACGAATATGGCTGGAAGGACTTTGAGCAACTAGAGGAATAACATGGCATTTGATAGCTACTCGTCACTTAAATCTACGATAGCCACCTATCTGGCGCGTAGCGATCTAACCTCGATTATTCCTGACTTTATCCGTCTGGCTGAAACTCGCCTTCAGCGTGATATTCGTACTCGCCAAATGCTAGTAGTTGCTACTGCAACAACAACTGGTGGTGATTCTACGGTAGGTCTACCTACAGACTTCCTAGAAATGCGCGATATTCAC